ATCTCGTTTTGGAATAGAAGGTGGTGAAGTGAGAATACTTAATGATGACGAGATAATTGCTGTGGTAAAAGACCCAGAGGATATCTTGCAATATAAATAAACAGGAGTAAAATATGCCTGCAGAAACTAAAATACAGACACAAGCTGAAGTAGAAGAAAAAATGGTTGATTTACCAGATTCTGGTTCGGATGTAGAAGTAGAAGTCTCAGACACTAAAAAAACTATCAATCCTGAAGAAGATTCACCAGCCGTTGAAACTGAAGTAAAGACAGAAACTGCTTCTTCAGATGAAATGGATGATTATGGACATAAGGTTCAATCGAGGATAGATAAATTAACTAAAAGATTAAGAGAATCTGAAAGAAGAGAACAAGCTGCTATACAATTTGCGCAAGGAGTTCAATCAGAATCTCAACAAATAAGACAACGTGCGAATGCACTTGATTCTGGCTATGTAGCTGAATTTGGTGATCGTGTGAATGCACAAATGACTGAAGCTAAAAATGAACTTAAAACAGCAATGGATTTAGGTGATATTGATAAGCAGGTAGAAATACAAGCAAAACTTAGCCGTTTAGCCATAGAACAAGAGCGTGCAGCATCACATAAAGCACAAAGAGATAGATTAGCTGAAGAAATGAAGGCACGTGGAGTTGATCCAAATCAACCTCAAATGCCTCAACAACAGGTACCAAGACAACCAGCACCACCTCCACCACCAGATCCAAAGGCACAGGAGTGGGCTGAAAAGAATGAATGGTTTGGTTCAGATGAACCAATGACCTTGACATCTTTCTCAATTCATCGTAAACTAATGGAAGAAGGATTTGACGCGAGCTCCGATTCGTACTATAATGAAGTAGACAAAAGGATGCGAGAGACATTTCCGCATAAGTTTGATAAAAAAGTTTCGCCAACTCAATCGGTTGCCTCTGCTAATAGAGGTGGCGCGATAGCAAGGCGCAAAGGTTCTGTGAGACTCACACCATCACAAGTAGCCATAGCAAAAAAACTAGGTGTGCCACTAAGCGAATATGCGAAGTACGTGAAGGAGTAGGCATATGAATAAAAATATAAAAACAAATAAACTACCATCACGCGAGTCTGAAACCCGAGTTAAAACCGAACGAAGGAAAGAATGGGCTCCACCATCACAGTTAGATGCACCACCTGCACCTAACGGTTTTAAACACCGTTGGATAAGGGCCGAAACAATCGGACAGATAGATTCAAAAAATGTATCTGCGAGAATGAGAGAAGGATGGGAATTTGTGAGAGCAGATGAATATCCAGAATCTGAATGGCCACAAATGGAATCAGGTAAATACGAAGGTGTTATAGCTGTCGGAGGTTTGATGCTAGCAAGAATTCCTAACGAGATTGTTGAGCAGCGAAAACAATATTTTGCACAAACTGCGCAAGATAAAGATGATGCTGTTGCAAACGATCCTCTTAGAGACCAACATCCTAGCATGCCTGTACATAATGAAAGCAGGCGATCTCGCGTAACATTTGGTGGCGGTAAGAAAAACTAGTTTTTTCTCCCCATAAGTTACAAAATGACACATTCATGGTGAGTGTGTTGTAACAATTACTATGAGGATAAAATCATGGCTAATATTGACGCGGCCTTTGGGTACAGACCTATTGGGAAAGTTGGTAGTGGCGTTCAAAACATGGGTACGACTATGTACACCATCGAAGACAATTACAGTACATCTATTTTTAAAGGTGATCACGTAATGCAGTCTGGTGGGTATGTAATTGCTGGAACAGCTTCCGGCGCTACGAACCTAGGTGTTTTTAACGGTTGCTTCTACATTGATCCAGTAAGTAAAAAACCTACATGGTCAAATTACTACAGTCAGACTAATGTAACCAGTGCTGGTTCCATATCTGGCTCAACTAATATAGACGCGTATATCTATGATGATCCGTACATGCTTTTCGAAGCTCAATGTGATGGCACTATTGCTAAAACTGATATTGGTAAAAATACTGATTCAGTATTAACAACTGGTAGTACTGTAACTGGACAATCAAAAAATGAAATTGATGATGGTACAGAAGCAACTACTGCTGGACTACAGGTAAAAATCATTGGGATTACAAAAGATCCAGAAAACGACGATGCATCAAGTGCAAACGCTAACTGGCACATTATGTTTAATGAGCACGTTAAGTTGGGCACTGGTATCACTGGAACATAATAGCTAGAGGAGAGATATAATGGCAATTTCAAGAATGCAATTGGTCAAAGAACTCGAACCTGGCTTAAATGCCCTGTTCGGATTAGAATACGACCGATACGAAAACCAGCACACAGAAATCTTTGATTCAGAGAATTCTGACCGTGCATTTGAAGAAGAAGTAATGCTAGGTGGTTTTGGCAATGCAGAAGTAAAACCAGAAGGTTCAGGTGTGACTTATGAAGCCGCACAAGAAACTTTCACTGCACGCTACACCCACGAAACCATTGCTTTGGCTTTCTCATTAACTGAAGAAGCCGTAGAGGATAACCTTTACGACAAAATCAGCACAAGATATACAAAAGCATTGGCACGTTCAATGGCTAACACTAAACAGATTAAAGCTGCTAACGTTCTTAACAGAGCGTTCAACAGTTCTTTTCTTGGTGGCGATGATAAGGAGCTTTGTGCTACTGATCACCCTACACTTAGTGGAGACCAAAAGAACGAGCTATCAACTTCAGCTGACTTAAACGAAACTTCGCTTGAGCAGATGTTAATTGATATTGCTGGTATGAAGGATGAAAGAGGAATGAAAATTGCTCTTAGAGGAATGAAAATGATTATTCCTGTAAACCTTCAATTTACTGCTGAAAGGTTAATGAAATCTGCAGGTAGAGTAGGAACTGCTGATAATGACTTAAACGCTATCAAATCAATGGGAATGGTGCCACAAGGATATGTGGTAAACAACTTCCTAACTGATACTGATGCGTTCTTTATCAAAACAGATGCTCCTAATGGACTTAAGATGTTCACTAGAGCTCCTATTAGAACTGCGATGGAAGGTGACTTCGACACTGGTAACGTTAGATACAAAGCTAGAGAGAGATACTCGTTTGGGTTCTCTGACTGGAGAGGTATCTTCGGATCACCAGGAGCGTAAATCTTTTAGTGGGGCGCATTATGTGCCCCACTATACCTAGTATAACCAGTTATACAGACTGACTAGGCAGACGATATAGAGACTGTATAACGATTGGTCTATATGACCGAGGAGAATATTATGGCTAAAACAAGCTTTCAGGGTCCGGTAAGATCCAAGAATGATTTCAAATTGTATAGCACTACTGCTTCAACAGGTGTTGAGCATGATAGAACTTTAGGTACAACAGCTAAAGATGCTAGACGATATTACCTAGACGAATGGTTTTTACAAAGACCAGGTTTAAACGCTAACATTGACCAAGCATCAACAGTAGAAGTTCAAAGAGCTTTGAATAGAAACTGGGAAGCGCTTGGAACTAACATGACTACTGCACTATGTACTTTTGCTGGAACTTCTGGCGGAGTTAAAGCAACAACTGCTGGTGCAGATCAAGACCAAGCTATTCTTACACCTCACTTAGATACTGCTGCAACAGCGTGGGCAGGTTGTCTATGGGGAACAGAAAATGAAGTGCATTGGGAAACATCTATTCAGTTACCAGCTATTGATAACCAGAATGTTTGGGCTGGACTAAAATTAACAAATGCTCCA